CTTACAAACGCATATATCACTATAAATGCAGTCAATCTTTCTGACCACATTGCAAGTGTTACTTTAACAACAAATGATGATGTTGTAGAAACAACCGCATTTGGTTCAACTGCTCGTACACGTGTTGCTGGACTTGGCGATAATTCAGTTGCTATTGAATTTCATCAAGATTATGCAGCAGCTAATGTTGAAGCAACAGTTTATCCACTACTTGGCACCACAACAGCAGTTGTTGTAAAGCCAAATGGTGCAACAACAGCGGCCGATAATCCAGCTTACTCCTTTACAGCTTTGGTTTCAGAATGGACTCCTTTGAATGGAGCAGTTGGAGAACTTGCAACAGCATCTGTAACTTGGCCGATCAGCGGTGAAGTAACTAAGGCGGTTTCATAATGGCACGTATTGTTTTAACTAACGTTGCTGTTACTTTTGGAGCAACTGATATTTCATCTTATGTCACTTCTGTGACTTTAGGATCAACTTATGATGTAGTCGAAACAACTGCATTTGGTAACACAGCACGTACACGCGTGGCTGGTTTAGCCGATAACAGTGTTGCTCTTGAATTCAATCAAGACTATGCTGGTGGAGCTTTAGAATCAGTTATTTATCCAACACTTGGTACAGCAGTTTCAATTACTGTGCGTCCAGTAGCTGGAACAACACCGGCATATAGTTTTAGTGCATTGATTTCAGAATGGACACCATTAAATGGTGCCGTTGGTGAACTAGCAACTGCATCAGTAACTTGGCCAATTAGTGGTACAATCACCAAATCGTAATCTAACAAGGGGGAAATTATGGACGGTCTTGGAATCAAAGTAAAAACAATTGAAGGCAATGAGACAACTTACAAGTTAACTCCTCGCGTCATTGTTGCATTTGAACAGCAATACGGCAAAGGAATGCCTAAATTGCTTGGAGAAGAACAAAAAATTGAACATGTTTATTGGTTAGCATGGAAGTGCATGCAATCCAATGGCGTCATTGTAAAACCATTTGGTCCAGAATTCTTAGATACAATCGAATCTGCTGAATTGGACTCAGATGATTCTTTCGGATCCACCGAGACAGCTTAACGTATAACGTAGCAGCTATCTCGGTGGAAACTGGTATTTCACCCATAGATCTAATAGATGCGCCTGAAGGAATACTTGAAGCAATTACTATTTATCTCAAAGAGCGAGCAAAAGGTGGATAAATGGAAGAAGACACCAGGATAATTTTAACCGGCATAGAACCAACTCTTAGAGCTCTTAAAGAGTTTGATAAAAAAGCTGTTACTAAGTTCAATAAAATAGTTAACACTGAATTGAACAATGCTGAAGGTGCTGCTCATCGTTTAGTTGATAGCATTCAAAGTAGAACAACAAATACTCCTATGCGTAATTGGAGACCAACAGCAGCAGTAAGCGGAAGAACCTGGGGCGGTGCTGGTTGGCCTGCTTGGGATCCTACAACAATCAAAGCAGGAATCACAATTTCTAAAGCGCAAAGACGTACTCGCAAAGATTACACAACTAGTGCTGGTGCTTTATTAAATACTTCGGATGCTGGTAAAGTATTTGAACTTTCAGGACGTAATAAAAAGAGTGGATCATTTATTGAAAGACTCAATTGGTTTGGTAAGGCTTCTCGTCTTGTCTGGAAAGTTGTAGATAAAGAACGACCACGTATTGAAAAAGTAGTAGAAAAAGCTTTAGAAGACGCAAAGCGTGAATTACAAAATCATCTTGATTCAGCGGGAAAGGTAGACTAAAATGGCAGTTGGTGCAGTAGTCGCCCGCATTCTTACGCAATATTCTGACAAAGGTACAAAAGCTGCAGTCAAAGATATTGGCAAGATGGAAAAGAAGTTTGGCGACTTTGCTAATAGAACTGCAAAGAAGTTTGGCTTGGCTGCAATTGCAGCAGGAGCGTTTGCTGCTAAAATTGGCTATGATGCTGTTAAAGCGGCAATGGAAGATCAAAAATCACAGACTCTTCTTGCTAATTCATTAAGAAATACAGTTAGTGCTACAGATGCAACTATTGCTGCAACCGAAGAATACATTACGGCTATGCAAGCAGAGTTTGGCATTGCAGATGACCAACTACGACCAGCTCTTGCTGGACTTGCTGCAGTAACAGGTGAAGTTGGTAAAGCTCAGACTTTACTTGGCGTTTCAATGGATATTGCAGCAGCAAAAGGTATTGACTTAAATGCTGCTTCTAAGTTAGTTGCCAAAGCATACGGTGGAAATATTGGAGCACTAAAGAAACTATTTCCACAGATCTCAGCAGCAACGGTCAAATCTAAAGACTTTGCAGCAGCAATGCGAGAGATCTCAGGTGAGACAAAAGGTGCTGCAGCAGCGGCCGCTAACACATTTGCTGGACAAATGGAAAGAATTAAACTTGCATTTGGTGAGGCATCTGAATCACTTGGTTATAAGTTACTGCCACAAATTAAATCATTTGCCGATCTTATTATTAACAAGGCCATTCCTGCAATTCAGAAGTTTGTAGACGAAAACGGCGATAAGATTGCAGCAGGATTTAAGACTTCGATCCAATACGGTATTGCTTTTGCCAAACTAATGTATGACATGTTTAGTTTTGTTGCTAGAAATATAAAAGTATTTGCAACTCTTGGAGCTGTAATCGTTGCTGCTTTCTTTGGAGCAAAAGTTGCTGCCGCAACCGCAGCTCTTATTAAAGGCATTCAAGCAATTATCAAAGTTATGAAAGCATTGCGCACAGTTTCACTTGCTTCTGCTGCCGCAACCGCATTGGCAACAGGCGGCGTTTCAGCCGCAGCTGGAGCAGCAGCATTTGGTGTGGCTTTAGTTGCTATTGGTGTTGCAGCAAATAAGTTTAATAAAGATTCAGATAAAGCTGCTGATTCATTAGGCAAGTTTGATTTTAATGCTAAAGGTTTTTCTGCATCAGCATCAGACTATACTAAAGGCATTGAAGATATGACCAGTGCTACAAATGGTCTTACTACTTCAACTAAAGATGCAGCAAAAGCTTCAGCACTATTATTACAGTTGCAAAAGAAGTATGGACTAAAAGGACTCAAAGAGACTGATCCAATCACTCTTGAAGCAATTAGAAAGAATCAAGTTAAACAAGCAAAACTTGGTATTTCCAGTCCAACAATCTCTTTGCTAGCATCTGCTGGACATGGAAATATTGCTAAAAACACAACAATGAATGGTGGAAATATCACCGTAAACGTTGCTGGTTCTGTTGTTTCACAAGGTGATCTTGTAAATGGCATTAAGAATGGTCTTGCAACTCTTATGCGTCGACGTGGCGGCAGTCAGTTTGCGGTGCTCTAATGCCAGCAAATGCACCTACACTTACAGTTTCATTTAGTAATGGCGGAGCTTTTACAGCAGTTAGCGCTGATCTTTTGCTGTCTGTTGAGATCCGTAGAGGTCGGCAATATCAAAATGACTTTTTAGAAGCTGGAACTGCTGATGTTGTATTAAATAACCAATCAGGAGCATTTGATCCAAGCAACACATCAAGTCCATGGTACGGAATTTTAATTGCAGGAATGCAGGTAAGAATCCAAGGTAACTCCACAACCATCTTTACAGGTTACCTAGAGAACAATGAAGTCAATCAAGGTATTTATCCAACCGTTTCATTGACATTCGTAGATGGTCTTGCACAAATTGCCAAGGCGATTGCACCTGCTCTTGCAACAAGTCAATTTCAAGAAGCAGCTTCTGTTCGAGCAACTAGAGCACTTGATCTTGCCGAATGGACCGGTGGACGTAGTCTTACTGGAACAACTGTCATGCAAAAGACAAAACAAAACATGAGTTGTCTTGAAATGCTAGAACAATGTGCAAATTGTGTAGGTGGACGATTCTATGTAAGCCGTACAGGAGTTGCAACTCTTGTAACTTTAGCCAACAAGTTTACACGACCAACTCAATTATTATTTAGTGACCAAGGTGATGCAAATAGTGTCGGCTACGACGGTATCATTACAAATCCTGGAACTGATTATGTCTACAATGAGGCAATAGTATTTAGAGGACCAAAGAAAACTCAGAAGACTGCAAAGTACACTTCAAGTGTTTCTACGTATGGACTTAAATCTAAAAAACTTGATGCGCCTATTTTTGATGATACAAGCGCTGCAAATCTTGCTTTATATGCTGCTAGAAAAGATGCTGATGCTGTTGTATTGGCAGAACAAATTGACTTTACAGCAATCGGTATTGGCGCCCTTGCAACCGATATGCTAGAAACAGAATTAAACGATCTTGTACAAGTAAAACGTTTAACTTATGATGGACGAAATATCACTATCAATTGTGTTGTAGAAGGATTAGCACATTCAATTACCGCAGATAATTGGAGAGTTAGTTACTTCACATCTGTAGTAGATCCTTATACGATTACGATTTAGGGGAAATAATGCCACTTTGTCCGCAAATCACAATCACTCCAATTACAGTTACCACAACTGGAATGACTCAAACCTCTATCATTCCTATTGTCGCAGCAACTACAGAAGAGACTGACGAACTTCAAACCGAGATCAATACTATTGAAGCATCTGTCAATGGTAAAAACCATATTTATAGGCAAGCAACTGCGCCAGATGGATCTGTTTATCCATTAACTGAAGGTGACGTTTGGTTTGATACAGATGATGGAAATAAACAATACTATTGGACTGGTACTGCTTGGGTTTCTGTACAAGATCTTGGAATTGCAGCTGCAGAAACTGCGGCGGCGGCAGCAACAGCGGCGGCAGCAGCAGCAACAGCCGCGGCAACAGCAGCACAAACAACAGCAGATGGCAAAAATCGTATCTATCGCCAAACCACACAACCAACTGGTGGTACATATGTAGAAGGTGATCTTTGGTTTGATACAGATGATGACAACAAGTTTTATAGGTACACTAGCGGTGCTTGGAGCGGCTTCACTCTTGGCGACGGAGCACTTGCTTCACTATCTGCTACTAAACTAACTGCTGGTACAATCGATGCTTCAGTTATTACAGTTTCTAACATCAACGCTGGTAATATTTCAACTGGTTCACTTGCTGCAGACCGTATTGCCGCTAATACTATTACTGGTGCAAAACTTGCAGTTGGAACAATTGAAGCTGTTTCAATAGCTGCAGGTACCATTACCGGTGCCAAAATTGCAGCTACCACAATTACTGCAAGCAATATTGCAACTGCAACAATTACAGCAGATCAAATTGCAGGTGCAACAATCACCGCAGCAGAAATTGCTGCAGATACAATCACAGCAGCAGAAATTGCAGCTGGATCTATTACCGTGGATCGTTTGACTGCTGGAACATTGACTGCTTTTACATTACGCACTTCATCTGGAGCACGTAGAGTTACTGTATCTGCATCTACTAACTCAATTTCATTTACAGAATCTAGTACAACAGTTGGACATATTGGTCCAGCTTCTGTTGATGGAATTGTAATGCACTACGGTTCAACATTTAATCCAGCTGTTACGACTTACCCAAATGCTTACGTCTCTTCAGGAGATGCAAGAATTGCATACAATTCAACAACTTACGTACAAACTAGTTCTTCTGGTGTAGTAATAAGTGGGAACTTGTTTAGTCTTTCAAACTTTTATAATCAAGATACTACAACTACTACAAATGCCGCAAATACTTGGATGTCAAGCACAAACGGTCTTACTCGCCGCAGTACAGCATCTAGTCAACGTTATAAGCAAGACATTGTTGATATTCGGACAATTCAAGATTTAGATCCAAAAAAATTACTTGATTTACCTGTAAGAGCTTTTAGATATAAGTCCGATTATTTAGATTCTGCCGATGACAGATCTGGTTCATTGATACCTGGTTTTATTGCTGAAGAAGTGGCCACAGCATATTCTGTAGCTGCTGATCACGTTGAAGGTGTTATTGAATCATGGAATGATAGATATGTGGTTCCAGGTTTACTTGCTTTGATTCAAGATCTTTATGCAAGAGTACAAATACTTGAGGGTAACAATGAATAATTACTTAGTTGGTTTTAATGACGATGGAATACTAATTGAAGAAAAAGTACAAGCCGAAGACAAAGATCAAGCAAAATTAGTTGCACAACCATTGCATCCTAATTTGCCGATAATTTTTGTAAAATTCTTAAAATAAAGGGGATAAAATGGATGATGCAACAGAACTAGACATCAATGTTGTTATTGCTGTACTAAGAGAGCAGATCGGTCTGCTAGCTCTGGACAAAGCAATGTTGACGGCTAGAGTGGGGGATCTCGAAATGAAACTCAAGGAGAAGAATGACCGTGAATGACTGGGCTGCATTGATACTTGCGGTCATATCAATATTAGGTTCGTTTGTAGTTGCCGTACGGTGGCTTGTTAAACATTTCCTAAATGAATTAAAGCCTAATGGCGGATCCAGTCTAAAAGACTCAGTGACTAGATTAGAAACACAAATGGAATTAGTAATAACTATGCTTACAAATGGGGGCAAAAGTGAAAAACCTAAAAGAAATAGCAGATAGTTATATTGGTTATACTGAAGGCAAAAACAACGATACAGTTTTTGGCAAGTGGTTTGGATTAAACAACCAACCTTGGTGCGCAATGGCCGCGTCAAAAGTTTACCACGAAGCAGGTTTGATAAGTAAAGTTGCACCAAAAAGCAAACCAAAAGGCTATGCTTCTTGTGACGAATGGCTTAAATATTTAACAAAAAGCAATCAGTTAATACCAATCGGCCAAGCAAAACGTGGAGATCTTGTATTCTTCCAGTTTGATGCAGATGCTCAACCAGATCATGTAGGAATTGTCCAGTATCACAATACAACCTTAAAATACGTAAATGTATGGGAAGGTAATACGTCGGACAATAAAACAGGTAGCCAATCTAACGGTGACGGGTTCTATCTAAAACGCAGAAAGTACGATACAATTATGGCAATTGCACGTCCAAAGAACTAAAGGAGTGTCATGAAACTTAAGCCAAAGCACAAAGCGGCAATTAAATCTTACCTAAGAGCAGTTGCAGCATCTGGTATTACCGTAATTCTTGCAATCGCAGCAGATATGCGTCCTGAATATGCAGTTCTACTTGGATCTATTATTGCTCCAGTTGTTAAAGCAATTGATCCAAAAGAAAAAGAATACGGACTAGGAAGTAACTAATGATGAGCTCGGGGGACTTATCAAAAGCTATACAAGATCTTTTGAACAATCACGGTAAAATACTTTGCGTGGTTGGAAAAATAAAGTCTGAACTACTTCCATCTGATGCAGAAGCCTTAGAAAAGCTTATTGAATCAAAAGTTACTATTATACAAATTGTGAATCTTCTTAGGTCACATAATTTCCAAGTAGGAAATACCGCAGTTACTGTCCATAGAAAAAAACAATGCCCGTGTTTTAGGAATTTATGACTCTGTCTGATGACGCAAAAAAACTACAAATTGAAGTAGATGAATCAGTTGCAGAATTGCGTCAGACACTTGTCAGAACTCAAAAAGAACTGTCCAAAGCAAAACAACGGACAGAAGAATTAGTAGAAGCAACAATCCAAGCATGTAAAGATGCAACTTTGGCTTTAGGTCCAATGAAGCCAATAGAAGGTCCAAAAGTAGATAAACGTCGCAAAAGAGCAGAAGTTGCTTTGTGGCATCTTACCGATTGGCAAGGAGCAAAAGTAACTCCGAGTTATAACTCAGAAATTATGAGAACTAGAGTTATGGACTTTACAATCAAAGCAACAAAAATTACTGAAATACAAAGACAAGACCATCCAGTCAATGATGTTGTAATCTGCTTTGGCGGAGATATGGTTGAAGGTCTTTTTAACTATCCTGCTCAATTGTGGGAAATAGATCTTAGTTTATATGACCAATACATAACAGTTAGTCGTTTGATAGTAGATGTTGTACGACAAGCATTGGCAGTTTACAACCATGTGACTGTTATTGCAGAATGGGGAAACCATGGCCGAATCGGAAACAA